AAGCGAGGGTGTCGGCGGTGCCTACAGAAACCGGTAATGCCATCCCCCTGCATCCGTGCAGGTGTGGAAAACCGAGCAAATTATACACAATACTACAGCCTGGTAATCACGCTGATCCTTTAGAAGGAGCGCTGCAGATACGTATCTGTCCTGCGTGTGTTGAGCGTACTCAAGCGCTGTTCGAACAGGTACGTCCCGTCTTCGGGGCCATGATGCATGCTGGCGTCCCGCAGGACGTTGCCGAAGCCACTATGGGCTTTTTGTTGGACTTGCTGGACCCGGATAAGGAGACGCGTCACATGCCGCCACCAATAGGGGGCTTAAATGACTGAAATCGTTATAAATCCTGTGTCTCTTGGTCATACAGGCCAGCGATGGGAAGCCAGATTGGGCGACGAGGTGATTGTGAAGAGCAGCCGCGATCCCGAACACGACGCTGCACGGGTATTGCTGGCAAGAGGCATTACCGGGCGCATGACAACTGTTGGTGCCGACGGTGTTCCACGAATGAGCTTTGTAATTGAGAAGACCGCCCCGTTTTCCCTTCGGGAAGTTGATCGTGGTATGTCTATAGCTCGTTGGGCACCATATACTGGTAACAGGGACGAGTCGTAGACGCGTTAAATTAACGGGAGGGATGTGAACTAACCACATGCGTTGCAAACGCATCCTAGGGATACCCCTAGGGTAATGCAGGAGGTTTCATCCTAAGATGGCAATTTCAATAACTTCGCTTTTTACGCTAATCATCATCCTGCTGGCCATCGGCCTGTTCGTCTGGCTGGCGTTCTACATCCTGCAGAACTTCCCACCGCCGGAGCCCATAGGGCGTCTTATCCGCGTGGTGATCGTAGTGGTTGCCGTGCTTATTCTGGTTGCGTTTTTGCTCAACTTGGTGGGCATCGGTTCGGGGGTTAGACTAGCCCCCTGAAAAACCCCTATATAAGATATATCTTATATAGGCTTTCGCAAAGCCGTCTAACCTTCAGGGGTAACATGGACAAACCGCATCTAACAGTGGTGGAAACGCTACCCAGCATCGACCGGCCAGACATAGCCTCTGTCATCGATGTGCTGCAGCGGGCGCTTGCAGATGCGAAAGAGGGGAAGGTAGTAGCCTGTGCCATAGCTTTGGTCGGCCCCAAGGATCGGCTGGGCTACTACTCGTCCTCGTCCCCACGCTACCTCGCGACCTTGCTTGCATCGGTTAATTTAACCAACTGGCGGCTGTGTGACGAGTTCTGGCGTAGCGACGTAGACACGGAAGAGTTCCCCGAGCCGCCTGAGGTCAGCTAATGGAACAATCGCTACAATACGTTGTCATCCAATGTCCCGATTGTATGTTTTACGAGTGTAAGTGGGACAATCAATACAATGACGACAATGCACCCGTTTGTATCGACTGTGGGTCTTTGGATGTAATAGTGGCGCGGTGCCGCCCCCACAACTGGGACCGGTACGCCAAGTCATAGAAGCAATCTAACGAAGTAAAGGAGCAAGTACCAATCAAGTATTAATGCCATGCAGAGGAGTATAGACTCATGCCATTGAAATTTGGAAAAAGTAGTTCTGACGTAAGTTCTAATATTCGCACGCTTAAAAAAGAGGGTTACCCACAGAAACAAAGTGTAGCGATAGCTCTTAGTAAGGCTGGTAAGTCTAATAAGAGTAAACCTAAGGGGCGCAAACCTAGAAGTTACTAGGCGCGCCCCCTAAAAACTATTCCTCTTCGACTTCCGCCTCCGGTACGGTCTTCTGCGTGCCGTCCGGCATGGCGATAACACTCTTCGGCTGTGCCGGGTCGAAGTCCTTGTCACCCTGTTTTGCAGAACGTACTACAGTAACCTTCTTTCCCTGATAGAGGGGCATGCGCATACTCCTTATGTGGGAAGATGCAGGCGAGTGCCTGCGTTGGTTAAACGCCTTTGGGAGAGCTTATGTTCCGCTTAGGTCCATCCGGCGGCGCTCATAGCAGGGCGCGTTACCTTCCGGTCTTCAAGCCGCCGCATCACCATGCCGGTGACCATGCCGCCATGTGCGCCTAGGCACACGTACTGGAGGGCGTCCGCAACATGCGAGTACTCATTCTTGTCGGGAGATGGCTTGCGCTGTCCCTGCCGTGTCTTGCTGTATCTGTAGCCTCCGCTCATGGCGCGTACGAGAGTGGGGCAACGATCTCTGTCGAAGATAATAGCTGGTCCTCCATCTCGTTGGCTAAGCAGCATCGCTTCTACGGCTCGCACTCGTGCGTCGATGTCATTGGTAGGGGCGGGGAAGCACATAAACCCCATTCGCTTAAGGACATCGAACGAGTTCTCTTCATAGATGCTGTCCTTGGACCGGCCAGCTGGGTCACCGATAATGGCGACCTTCTTGCCAAGGTAACGTGTATCCGAGAGTTTTGGCCTGAGCCCACGTTGGATATGCAGTTCGAGCCCAACATCCTCCGCCTCCACTTCCTCAAGAACTAAAAGGCGTCCTTTGTGGTCGAGCTGCGTGATCACTGACCACGGATCTCTTCCAAAATCCTGACCAATGAGTATGGGATGTCCTTGGACGGGTTCCAGCGTTTCCACCACATGGAAACTTCCTTTGAAACTGGTAGCGAAAACGGCAGTTCCAGCTGGATCGGGTCCATATTTTGCATCGACGTAGCGCTGGACCCATACGTCCGATTGACCTCTGGCAAGGCGCTCGTAATACTCTTTTCCGCCGGGGAGGTTTTCGACGTTTTCTGCATTTCTTTCACGCCCTCCGGGTTGTTTCCATAAATCCCAGTCTGCAGGGAGGTTTGGCTCTAGCAACTCCCACCACGGTCCTCCCTCATTAGGGAAATTCCCGTCCATGATAAGGCCGAACCACGAAGGTCCTCCCTGCGCTGCCGACGGATAGCGTCCAAGTCGTCCGCAGACCGATGGGATAATAGCGCTGTCGATTTCAGGAAACTCATTGATCCACACTCCCGTAAGCTGCATCGATAAGAGCCTGCGGATATCCTGCTCGTCATCCAGCGGGATCAAGTGTATCTCGCTCTCCACGTCGTTGAAGGCGATGTAGATCGTGCTGTCGGACACCTTAAAATTGGTGATTGGCCCAATCCACGTGAAGAACTCCTTCAGTATGGTCTGCTTGATCTGGGAGAGCGTTTGTCTGACGACTGCAAAACGTGTTCGTCTTTTGCCGTCTGGACCGGGCTCCTGCTCGGTCATGCGTCGGACGATCTCCATGAGACAGCCCGTACTCTTGCCGCTTCCTACAGGACCTAATATAACTCGCACAAAAGCTTCGCTCTGCATGAACCCCGCAATTGTAGGCGGGGCGGTATACGACATCATGCTAGTCATTGGCGTTATGCTCTATTGTATTGGTCTTCTTGACCACTAGTTCACGTTTGTGTCCATCACCGATGTTTATTACCAGCGAGAACTTCTCTGTACTCTCTCCTGCTATCGCTCTATCCATCCCTAACCCAGCTATTCTTGCGATCATCTTTGCTAATTCGACTTTTGCAGGTAAGCTTTCTTGATTGTCGTGCAATCTCATGTTTGACTCAGGTAGCCACGCCTCGATGATTGCGCCTGCCTTTAGTTTTACTCGTTCTGAAGTATTAATGGCGCTTTGCCAAGCTACGATCTCCTGTTCTAAAACTTCGTTGAACCGAGGATTTCGTTGAATACTATCCCACTCTTCAGCGCTGAGCGAATATAACTTAAGTATGTCGTTTACGTTTAAGTGGTCAACTGCAATCTCGCGAGCGAGCTGTATTAGTAATAGGTCACGGGTAGGGGTCTCGACTTGCATGTTGTTCTCCTGTACTGTGTTTCTCTAGGTATATTATTAGTTTTTTGAGATGTTCTATGCTGTCTTTAACTTGGCCTAAAGCAACGTTACAGTGATGGCACAGTATACCTCGAATTATGCCAGTAACGTGATCATGATCCATTTGCCAACCGTATTTGCTACCTGGTTTTGCAGCCTCGCAGCAAGCACAGCCGCCTTGCTTAATTAGTATGGAGTTGCGTTCTTCTATGGTTATTCCGTACTTACGCTTATGGTTATAGTCTTTAATCTGTTCTAAGTTTTCTTTTTGATATTTTTTAACATAAGCTTTTTGTTTTTCCGGGTTCTTTTTTTGCCAGTTCCTTATACTTTTCCTATGGTTTTCTTTTACTTCTGCATCGCGCCGTCTAATTATTTCGTCAATTGTCAGACCAGTGGTATCCATTTATCCATCCCCGTAGTCAATTACCCCCTAGGGTAATTTATTAACGTATCATATACGTTACTTTAGTGCAACTATATCGTAACTTGAACGCTGGAAGATTATACACTACAGGGACTTATGGTAAATACTTTGCCCCAGCGTGGGGTCCTCCGGGTTATCCCCGGCGCACAGTTAGAAGCGCAGCTTCAGGCTGAAGCCGTCGCCAAGGTACAATTAGAAGCTCCACCACAACCGGATATGTCGTCGCTGGCTTCTTACGTAAGAGGTCAGTTTGAGATGTTCCAGCGGCATCGCAACGATGCGGCCTCTGGTTGGACAGAAAGGATGTTAAGTGCGCTCCGTACGTTCAACGGAGTGTATGACTCTACTAAACTAGCCGAAATACGTAAGTTTGGTGGTTCGTTAGTTTACGCGCGGATCATCGCTATGAAATGTCGTGGGGCCAATTCGCTTCTCAGGGATGTATATCTGGCGCCTGATCGTCCGTGGGCTATAGAGGCCCCCGCTGACCCGGACTTACCCGCAGAGGTAATCCAGTCCATCCAGACGCTCGTGATGACCGAGGTGCAGAGCTACCAACAGATGGCTCAGCAGCAGGCTTTAACCCAACCGGGCGCTCCCCCACCTGAGCCGCCCAACCCCGCGATGATTAGGGACCGTGTTAACCAGCTTACGGAGGCAGCTAGGAACGCGGAGAAGAAAAATGCACGTAAGCGAGCAGCGCTGGCACAGGACAAGATCGAGGAGATACTGGAGTCAGGTGGCTTTTACAAAGCCATGGCGGAAGTGCTTATGGACTTGCCATTATTTCCCTTTGCTTGCTTAAAAGGTCCCGTGGTTCGTATTGTCCCCGACGTTACATGGGAACCTGATGCACAGGGTAACGTAGCACCCGCCGTTACCGAGAAACCTCGTATGTTCTGGGAGAGGGTATCCCCCTTTGATATTTGGTTTACCCCGGGAGTCGCTGACATAGAAAGTGCGTCGGTAATAGAGCGTACGTCTTTAACTAGAGCAGATCTAAACGATTTGCTCGATCTGCCGGGCTATGACACCGAAGCTATCCGTAACGTACTCACTGAACATGGACAGGGTGGGCTACCGGGTGACTGGGACACTGCTGATTCAGAGCGTGCTGTCTATGAAAAACGCGAAAACCCGCAGAGTAACTTCTCCGGGATGATACATTGCTTGGCGTTCCACGGTAACATCCAAGGGCAGATGCTCTTGGACCAAGGGATGCCGACTGATCAAATACCAGACCCGGTTCGCGACTACATGGTGCAGTTATGGCTTATTGGGCGACATATTATAAAGTTACAACTGACGCCATCTCCCCGCAAACGCCATCCATACTTTATTACCAGTTTCGAGAAAGTACCGGGAACCCCGGTAGGCAATGGGTTGCCAGACCTGTTGGCGGACATTCAGGAAGTCTGCAATGCAGTGCTACGTTCCTTAGTCAACAACCTGTCTATTGCGTCTGGCCCGCAGGTGGATGTGAACATAGACCGACTGGCACCCGGTGAAAACCCCGACGACATGTTCCCGTGGAAACGCTGGCACACCACTACCGATCCGATGGGAAACAACGGACAACCGGCTATCCGGTTCTTCCAGCCAAACTCAGTCGCACAAGAGCTTCTTACCGTCTACAAAGAACTCAACATCATCGCTGACGACATTTCGGCTATACCCAAATACATGTCTGGCTCTGGGACTTCTGGTGGTGCTGGCCGTACTGCTAGCGGTCTTGCTATGCTGATGGGGAACGCGTCCAAGATATTGCAGTCTGTTGCAGCGAATATTGACAGAGACATTATGTTTGGAGCGCTGCAACAGCTTTTCGATATGATCATGCTTACCGATCAGTCGGGGGTGTTCCGTGGAGACGAGAACATTCGCGTTATGGGTGTCAATGTCGCTATGCAACGTGAAACTCAGCGTGCTCGCCAGCTTGAGTTTCTTTCTATTACGGCAAATCCGCTTGACGCCCAGATCATTGGCACACAAGGACGCGCCAAGGTCCTACGAACTGTCTCTAACACCATTGGGATGGATGGCGATACTATTGTACCGCCTGATGACGAACTTCAAAAGATAGAAGCCCAGCAACAAGCTTTGATGCAGCAGCAAGCAGCAGAAGCGCAAGGGAGTAAACCCGGTGCTACCTCGACTGGAGATTCTGGCCCTCGTACTAACATTTCTCGTGGGGCTGGTCCTGTTGGTGGTGGTGCTGGTTAACTTATAGTTCTGTGTATGTCCCCCTTGTTAACTATGGGGTTAATTACGGGGATAAACTCTTTAGGATGAAAGAGGAGGTAATGATGGCAGAAATGAAAACCTATAAAAGCAAAGTGAAGTCCAGTGGACCACTACCCGGTAAAGCCCACGGTGGGTCTGGGCATATGGTTGGCAAAACTGGTGCAGGTCCCCAGTCTCCTGGCGGTACTACTGGCTCAGCACATAATTCGCCCAGCAGGGGGTTTGCTCATGGTGGTTCTGGCCACATGGTAGGGAAACAAACTTCCAAGCCAAAATATGCTTGCTGACGAGGATTTAATTTTTGCTGCTGCCGACCTTGCTAGAGCTTCTCCTGAAAACTGGAGAAAGTTTCTTTTGGGGTTGGCTGGTAGGTCTGAACATATGCGTAATCTTTTAGTTAACTCCCCCGTTGGTACCCTTCAGGAACATCAGGGACATGCGCGTGAACTCGCCCATCTCCTGAAGATGTTCCAGAGCTGTACTCAGCTGGCGGATAAGCTGAAAGGGAAGTAAACATGGTCGCTAAAGCATATAGCAGTAATGTTGTCTTGCCTTCTGATCCTGACGTAAAAGTACCTGCAGGGGTAAAAGCTGCTGCAGCAAAAGCTGATGCGGCTTTTAAGGCTGCTTATCCAGATCAAGTAACTTCTAACACTACTTCGGCAGAAGCTGATCCTCCCCAGACCTCTGCAGGAGAGCCTGCAGGAGCTGCTAGTTCTGGCCAGTCCTCCCCGGCTCAGGTCCAAGAGCAAGTGGCTCCTGCTCCTTCGGAAGTTTCCCAGCAGCAAGACATAAACTGGGAACATCGATTTAATTCGATGCGTGGGCGGCACGAC